ACCTATTAAGTCGTCGGCAGCGTCAGATGTGTATAAGAGACAGATATTTGCAGTGGAGAGTATCCACGGCATATAAAGGTATATGCTACCGTAAATCATAAAAGAACGAAAATACATAAAAACGGGAGTGGGTACGCCTTTGGGTGTATCCACTCTTTTTGCATATATGGGTAGCTGGTTTTCAAAAAAGGCAATGAATATGACCGATAAGGTTAATGTGGTTGAGAAGAGAGGTAATGATACATTCTATCTTACCAATCTTTTTGATTCGAAAGGTGCCATCTGGAAGACGGACTTTAACATGTCCCAAGCCATGGATAAAGAAAACGCCTTATTGTATTGTACTCCGTTCGCTACCGTTATAAGGAAGGTGGGAGCCATGTTTGCCAACGGAAGGGTTTACCTGACAGACTCAGAGGGTAACGATGTCACAGATCCGAAGCTGACCGCCTTGTTTAAGAAACCTAATCCTCTACAAAATTCCATTGCTTTCTTTTCGCAAATAGAAATGGTCCTCCGGACATATGGATACTGCCCTATATATACCAACCGTATTTTTAAGAAAGGCATTCCTCGTACGATGTGGATCATCCATCCCACGCATTTCCATCTGACCGGTACCGGGAAATCTCTGGACCAGGTAGATTTGGACGGAATAGTCAAGGAGGCGTACGTTGAGTGCGGGACCGAGAAAAAGGTCCTTAACAAGGAGGAGTATTTTATCATTTACGACAGTGATATCCATATCCCTTGCAATGAAGGTGATGAGATAACGTTTGGTACGGCCGTAGACAGTTTGTCTATCCCTGTTTCTAACTGGATGGCTTCTATGCAGGCAAGTAATTCCCTGATAACGAATGGAGGCCCAAAAGGGATCATTTACAATAACGATAACAGTGAGACAGGTAACGCTTCGCTGAATTCAACCGAACAGGAATCACTTCTTGATAGATTCAAGCGGAAGTACGGGTTGATGAAAAGTCAGTTCCAGATTGCTGTCTCCCGTGCTAAATTGGGATGGATTCCTTTGAATTATAATTCTGACCAGTTGAAACTTCATGAAGAGGATAAGAGGTGTACTGAAAAGATCGCTAATGCTATCGGTCTTAACCCGAGCCTTTTTAATGAAAGTAAGTTTGAGAACCAGGAATCGGCTAAACGTGCCGGTTACCAGGACCTGATCATACCTAACTCAGAAATAATATCGGAGGCTTTTACGGAGAATGTTTGTCCGGAAGGTACAATTATGAAGATTGACTTCTCACACGTAGAATGTTTGCAGGCGGATAAGAGTAAATCATCGGAGGTTCTGCAACGGGTAATGGACTCCATGATTAAGGGGAAACAGGCCGGTCTTATTACCGGAGACGAGGGAAGAAGCATCTTAGCTGAATATATAGATATTGATCCTGAAAAACCTAAGGGAGATTATGGAAACGAAGAATAAATATAAAGGTAGAATTGGCAAGCAGACTAAGTCCTTTTCGTTTGAGACAAAGGATTTGTCAATTGACAGCGGAAGCCGGAAGATCTCGGGATATGCTGCCATATTTGGCAATATAGACAAGTCCGGAGATATGCTTATAAAAGGATGCTTCTCAAAAAGTATCCAGGACAGGGGACCGGAAAGTCCGGCTAATGATAAGATCATATTTCTGTGGATGCATGATATGAGTGAGCCTATAGGCCGTTTAACTGCATTGCGTGAAGATGAAAAGGGCCTGTATTTTGAGGCTTTGATTGACGATGTGGAACGTGGTAACCAGGCTTTGACACAGCTTGAATCCGGAACACTGAACCAATTCTCTATTGGTTATAGATATGTGTGGGAGAAATGTGAGTGGGATGAAGGAAGAGATTGCCTGATCGTAAAAGAGGTTGTCCTTTATGAAATCTCTGTTGTCTCAATCGGTGCTAATGGTGAAACGGAATATCTGGGATTAAAGTCAGAAGAGGATTACCAGGACCGATATTGTGAATTGGTGTCCGACATCGACGTCTTATGTAAAGGACTTAACGTCATAAAACAACAAGAGTTACAAAGGATCATTGCTAAAGCTATGTCACTTGCTTCTGCAAGGCCGGAAAGCAATCCGCCAGCGAAGGAAGCCGACGTACGTGGTAAGAAGTCCATGTTTAATAAATTAAAACTAAAACAGGATTGCTTATGAAATTAGGATTTTTGGACCTTATTGACACAAAAGGAATGTCTGAGGATGACAAAAAAGTATGGGAGAAGATGGACAGCGCCTTGGCTGATTCTATCGATAAGGAGATAGGAGAGAAGATCAAGTCTTACCTTAACGATGAACTGAAAATTGAGGATCTGCGTACATCTATTACTGAAGCGGTAAAATCGATCAGCGATTTCAAGAAAGAGAATAGCGAAAGTGCGGTTGATAAGAAAACGTTTGATGAAACCATCAACAGTATCGAGGAAAGCCTTATCCGGATCAAGGCCGCTACGGAAAAGACCGGGAACGGTGAGATCGCTTTTAAGAGCATTGATAAACAGATTGAGGAACAACTGAAGGACTTTATCACGGTTGAGAAAGGTGCCAAAGTGGTTGACTTGAAAGGTGCGTGTAAAGCGTCTGCCGGTTATAAGAAAAGCATTAATCTGGTACTGGACAGCAAAGCAGTTTCTACAGTAACCAGTACAGGCATTGCACCGCATTATAACAATACGGTAGATACAACTCTTTCTGTAGATCCGAAAGCTGAAACAGTGATTCGAAGATATGCAAATGTAGCAAGTATCAGTACGCGTTCGTTGACTTATGCCGAGTTCAAACCGGGTGAAGGTGATGCCAAATGGGTACCTGAAGGCGGACTGAAACCTAATATGGACGCAACACTTTCGGAAAAGAGCATTACTGCCGGCAAGGTTGCGTTGACTGTGAAGCTTACAGAGGAGACTTTGACCGATTTGCCTCAGTTGGTAGCGGAGATCAGAGCGGAAATCATTAACCGTATCGGCATTACAGAAGAAGAGGGAATTATTTCCGGTACCGGAGCGGACGGACAGATTACAGGTGTATTTAAAGATCTTCCTTCATTCTCGCTTACCGGATTCAAAGTAGCTAAATCGCCCAATATGTATGATGCCATTGTAGCGGCATATACTCAGATTCTTTCTACAAGCAAGATGAATTATCGTCCTAACCTTGTATTGATGAATCCGATCGATTATGCGATGATGCAGCTTGAAAAGGATGCAAACGGACAATACTTGCGGCCGTTCCGTGTAGGTGATGAACTTATCAGAGGACTCGCGGTGGAAACGTCTACCGCCATCGAACAGGGTAAGTTCCGTATCGGTGATTTCAATTACCTGAATATTCGAGACTTGGTTCAACTGACCATTACTTTTGGTTGGGAAAACGACGACTTCACGAAGAACCTTGTAACCATGATCGGTGAAAAACGATTGATGGCCTATGTAAAAGCGCAGTATAAAACTGCATTTGTGAGTGATTCATTTGCTACGGTAATGGAGGCTATTTCTCCTTCAGTTAGTGGTTAAACATAAAGTAGGATAAATATGGGAAAAGAGTATAACATGGACCTTCATAAGCAGTATGAGGTTGAATTCATTAAAGACGTGAATTTCTTCAAGAAGGGGGATAAAACGAGTGTGAATATGCCGCTTGCGAGTAAGTTTTTCAAGGAAGGGAAAATCCGGGTGCCTAATAATCTGATGCAGGATGCAAAAGAGCTCGGATGTGAAGAACTGTTCGTTAAACCGGGTGATAATAAATTAAAAGAATAGTTATATGATCATTGACGGTACATACTTTAAGGGGACAATATCTATAGATGGCTTGAATGTGGATACAGGGGCTCCTTCTATTACCCGTACTTCCATGGAAGACTATCTTAATAGTTTCATTGATACCTATGAGAAAGAGTATCTGAAATTGGTGTTGGGAAGGGATATGTGCCGTCAATTCATAAACTATCTGAAGGAGAACGGAGATAAAATTGATAAATGGGAGAGGTTGAAGGAATTTCTGGTCAAAGACGGTAAAAGCCCAATCGCTAACTATGTATTCTTTTACTTTGTAAGGAGAAACAACGTACATGTAAGTGGTGTAGGCACAACCGGCTCTGCGGATGAAGAACAGGCTGATCCTAATGTGGTCCTGATTCCAGCATGGAATGAAATGGTTGAGATGAATTATGATCTGCTTGATTTCTTATGCAAGGATGACAGCTACGACGGGTTTTCGTTTGACCGTTCAATGTTGGAAGAGATTAACTTGTTTGGCTTATGATTGTAATAACGGATATATTCAGGGGAATAGTGGAACGCGTATCAAAGGAGTATGGAAAGCATATCTCTTACATGTTCGGGGATTGGAATTATATTTCTGACCAGCTATTGATATGGAGTAAATCAAATGCCACTGCAAAATTGAAATATCCGGCCATATTTCTTTATTCTCCGATTGAGGAGGATAGGACCGATAAAAAATGGAAAATGTCACTTAGCCTTTTGCTTGTTGTAAATACACTCCCTTCATATACCAACGAGGAACGTTCGCGTATATCATTTGCCGAATGTCTCAGACCGATTTATGAGATATTGATCAAAGAGATCGGTAAAGAGCCGACTTTTGATATGGCCTATGTAAAGAATGTCCCTCACATGTATATCGAGAATTACCGATATGGTAAGGCAGGAGTTACTGGACCGGACGGGAAGCCATTTAAAGATTATATCGACGGGATAAATATTAAGAATTTACAGATCACATTAAAAAAAGAAAAGTGTTATGGCGATAGAATTTAGAGAATGCAAGGGGCAGGAATACTTTAACACCGGAAGATCGAAGTGTATCCTCGATCCGGGTAAGATTAAAGCGGTAATTCTTACTCCGAGGGGGTTTAAAATCCCGAACGGCCTTACAGCAGAGAAGATAGAAGAGTTGTGTCATGCGGACCGTCCTAACCGAATTTATCCGATTAAGACGGTTGAAGAATTTGCTCCTACAGGAGGCGAAGCAAACGTGAGTGCAACCGGATATGGAGGTGATAAAGTTACCGGATATTCCGCATATACGGCAGCTCTGACATTGGATAATTATGATGCCAGCCTTAAAGCCAATCTGATGATGGCAAAAGGAGTGGAATTTGACGCGGTAATAGTTGATGAAGACAATGTATTGTTCGGAACCAACCGTGACGCAACCGGTCTGAGTGGTATTGCCCTTTCGGGAGTATATCCAAGCGGGCAGGATTGGGATTCTTCCGGTCAGGTTGCTAATCTGATCGTAAACCTTATGTTTAAGGATTATGAAAAGTATATTAAAACAGCGAATGTCATGGCTCTTGACTTTGATGTAGTGGAAGCATTGAAAGGGCTTGTGTTCGTTGACCTGGTGAAAGTGGGAGAGAATAAGTACAAGTTGATTGAGCACTTCGGAGGACTTAATGTTACAGGGTATTATGCGGACGCTCTTTCTAAAAGTGCCGGAAAAAGTTTCGACGGGGGTGTATCGGCTATTACCTACGATAATGGTGAATTGACTGTCACCGCTACAGGAACTCCTTCTTTGAAGAAGCCTTCTGAACTTCAGAAAAACGGTATTGTCGGTATTGAGCAGAAAGAATCGTATGATTCAAGTCTTTAACTTATAAATACAATACAACATGATTGTAGAAGGTGTAAATTTCATAGAAAACGAGGTAGTGAAGTGGAAACGAAAGGACTTTATTGATACTCACAAAAAGATATTCTTCTTGGACAGAGAAGAATTTGAGAGAGAAAAGATGCTGGGTGATATCTATGACCGGATAAAGGGAATACTTCCGGATAAGGGTAAGATGATTGATTGACAGGGTGAAGGGGATGGATTTTTATTAGTTCATCCCCTTTTAAATTACATGGGATATGGCAACATTAAGCGATGCGGCTGATAATTTTAAACTGTTTGTTGGAGGACTTGAGAAAGTTGTAAAACACACAATTCAGAGTAATGCTGATTTGGTGCAGGACTTTATCCGGCAGCAATTATATTCAGGGGCGAACGGTCGTGGCAAACCTTTAAGGCCAACTTATCTCAATGATCCTTTTTTTAATTCGGAAGATGCGGGCAGATGGTTCCATAACGCTGAAGGCTATATGAAATGGAAAATGGAGAAAACACCCCCGACTCCTTCTTATCTATTCTTGCCACCACGTGATATGAAAACTCCAAACCTTATAATCCGTGGAGACTATTATTCTTCTATTACTGCTATCCCAATTGATGACGGATTGAGGATAGAGTCTGTCGGAGTCTCTTTTGGGGATGATATTGAAAAGAAATACGGCAGTATAATACTGGCCGTAGGGCCCGAAGCATTGGGGCATTTTATGGTTCATTTTATGAATCCCGCATTACGGGAATATTATGCAAAATTCGGTATACTGTGAGCTGTTGGTGTGATAATAAAAAAAGGATGCAGGATATAGAGAGAGTCCGAAGTCTTGCACGCATAGCTGCCAAGATGGATCACTCTGTGTATGTGCTGTATGAAAGGAAAGACGGAACCTTTGATTTTCTACCGGAAGGTATTGAATTCTATGGAACGTTTGTTGAATTGGTATTTTATTAGAATAAGAAGTAATAACCATCGTGTGAAGGGGCACGATACAAAATTTTAAATTATGGCGAATGAATTTAAAATAACGGATATTGTTGATAAAAAAGCTTTTGACGAATTAACCAACCTGATTGCTAAGTTTAATGAAACCCAAGAGGCTTATGTGAATCTTACCAAAGTTTTGGCTGGTGGTCTTGACGTTAAACCTAAAGATCTTAAAGAATTAGCGGATAAAACAGAGAAGTATACTAATATAATGAACCAATTAGTTACTACTCAGAATAAACTGTCTGATATACAAGGTAGATACAAGGGTATTTTAAATGATCTAAATAAGAATATGAAAGAATTCTTATCATTGTCATCCTTATCAGGAAAGTTTGATTCTCTCACAAGTGCAATAAATAAGGCTTCTGATGCTTTAAAAATCGCATCTGAAGCTCAAAAGAATAATGCTCAAACTACTCAAAGGCAGGCTCAAGCCATGCAATCAGCAAGTTCATCTATTTCATTGACAAGTAGTGCTTATGCGGAGATTATAAATACCGTAACTTCTTATGATAATAAAGCAAAAGAACTAAATGAAAGGCTGTCTGCTAATAAAATCAGGCTTGATGAAATAAGGAGAGAGCTATCTGGACTATCAAAAGAACTATCTAAGGGTATAATAAGCCAACAAGAATATTTGAATAAAGTATCAGATCTTACAATTAAAGAACGAGATCTTGTACAGCAGAATAAACAGTATACATCTCTTTTGAATGCACATTCAAAAGCCATGGTTTCTACAGCCGGGAGCTATAATGAAATGAGCGCAGCAGTAGTACAATTAGAAAATAGATTTAGAAATTTGCCTGAAGCTCAAAGACAAGGAGATCAAGGAGTCGGTTTAATAAAGCAGATTAAGCAACTAAAAGATGAATTAAAGGCCATTGACGCTCAAATGGGTAATTATCAAAGAAATGTAGGTAGCTATACATCACATTGGAATGGATTAAACGCATCTGTCCAGCAAGTGGCCAGAGAGTTGCCTTCATTATCAGTAGGATGGAATACTTTCTTTCTTGCTATCTCTAATAACTTGCCTATAATGGCTGATGAAATAAAACGTGCAAGAGATGAGTTTAAGGCTTTGCAAGAATCCGGTCAGAAAGGGGTTCCCGTATGGAAACAACTAACTAAATCTATCCTTAATTGGCAAACAGCATTGGTAGTAGGTATTGCATTGTTATCTGTGTATGGAAAGGATATAATGAATTGGATAGAAAGCTTATTTAAAGCGAAAGAAGTCACAGGGGACTTGATTGACTATGAAAATAAATTGCTAATAGCTAGGCAAAAAGGAATTCAAGATATATCTAGAGAAACGACTAAGCTAGATCTTCTTTATAAAACAACTCAAGATACAAATAAATCTATGAAGGAACGTCTTGCAGCAGCTAATGCGTTACAGAAGATGTCACCTGATTATTTAGGTAATATGAAGAAAGAAAGTATATTAGCTGGAGAGGCTAAAGAAGCGTATATGCAATTGAGAAAAGAGTTGGTGGCTTCTGCGATAGCACGTGCACAGTTAGATGAAATGACTAAAATTGCAGCCCAGAGATATAAGGCATGGGTTAAAGAAAGAAATGCTTATGTTTCATATTTAAGATCGGAAAACGAACTTAGCAAGAATAATAGTGATCTACAAAAAACAATAACATTAAATGCAAAAAAACAATGGGAAAATGCAAAAGATAGTTTGAGTGATTACGATAAAGCTCTTAAAGGTATGTCTGAAAGTATTGACGTAGACGCTTTGGTAAATGATTCCAATGACGCTAATAAAAAGGAGGCTGAGAAATATGCTAATTACATGAAGAACATAGAGAGTGAATTGACTAAAACCAGAATAGCTCTAATCGAGGATCGTAGAAAAGCAGAGATTGCCAGTGTAGAAAATACTTATAAAGAGAATATCAATAAAATAAAAGGATATTCAGCCAAAGAAAATCAGTTAAGATTCCAATATGAAGAAGAGAAAAATAAAAATATCAGAGATATTAATGAAAAATATGACTTGGAAAGGGAGGAGTATGAATCAGATTTAGAAAAACGAAGCATTGAATTAAAACTGGATACTATTAAAAACAATTCGGGAAAAGAGCTTGAATATAAACTTGATTTATTACTAAGGATGAATGAACTCTTACGTGAAGAGGAAATCCGTGAAACGGAAAGGAGAGGTGAAGATGTAGAATTGATCAATAAAAAATATGATGCAAGATTTTCATCTATAATTCAAGATAATATATCAGAGCGTTTAGGTTTGATAAAAAAAGGTACCGACAGGGAACTTGATATATTGGATACAAATTCTTTGAAGGAGATTAATGCTTTAAATAAACAATATAAACAAGGGGAAATAAACGAAAAACAGTATAGGGATGGGATATATAGAATCACTAAAGAGTCTGGGGAAGCAAAGTTAAAGCTTTTATTGAAAGAAGCGGAGGCAGAACTGGCCTTATCTTCTGACCTCCCTCAAGAGAAGGTTGATGAGATTCAACGGAGAATAGATAAGATTAAGGCTCAGATTGAGGCCTTTGGTGATGACATGGATAATGATGAAAATAATCCGGGGAAAAGATGGGCGGATGATTTTAATAATGCTTTGGGAAATTTATCTTCATCTGCCAATAAATATTTGGGGGATTCTGCCAATATATTTAATGCTCTGGGCGATATCATAGGAGAAATTACCTCAAAAATGGATGATGCAGGAGACAGTGTACTTAATTTTTGGGGCAAACTCGATGACAAAGGCAAGTTATCCTTTGTGTTGTCTTCATTTGCAAAGATACAAGATGGAATTACTTCTATTATGACAGATATTTATGATGCCAGGATAAAACGTGTGGAAGAGGAACAGGAAGCTAATGAAGAAGCTGGCGAAAAAGAACTGGAGAGAATTGAAAAGTTGGAAAACTCTGGTGTCATCACTAAAGAAGAAGCTGAAGCAAGAAAAAGAGCGGCAGAACAAACTACTGCGAATAAGAATAAAGAATTGGAGAAAAAGAAAAATGCTCTCCAGCAGAAACAGGCCAAATGGGAGAAGGCTAATGCGATCAGTCAATCTATCATAGCTACCGCACTAGCTGTTTCAAGGGCTCTCCCGAATATGGTTCTGGCTGCATTGGTTGGAGCATTGGGAGCTGCCCAGCTTGCGACTATTATTGCTCAACCTATTCCCAAATATGCTAAGGGTACAGATAACCATCCTGGTGGGTTAGCTATTGTAGGAGATGGAGGTAAACATGAAGCTGTTGTAACTGACAGGGGAGCTTATATAACTCCTAATGTTCCTACTTTGATTGATTTACCGCGTCGGGCAAAGGTTATTCCCGATGTAGATATAGAGAGGCGCAGTGATTTCCTGCCTCCTTTTGACAGGTTAGCTTTGTATCGCAGCATGAACTTGCGTTCAGACATAGGTGCTTTGATGAAGGATGCCGAAAGGATGGGTGAGCCTATTACTGTGAATGTGAATAATGATTATAGAAAGTTGGAGCGTGAGATGCAGTCGTTAAACCGTTCGTTTGAAAAGATGGCTAAATACCAGAAGAAGGCTGCAAAAGAGGCCGAGCTAAGAAATATATCAAGCCGTATTTAAATCACCGTATAAAGGAGTACGGAACATTCTTATGAAAACAAATCAAATTATGATTCGCCAAATGGGTGAATTTAAGGTAATTCAGAGAACTAAAGATGCGTTTTTCAATGCTACAAATTTATTGAAACAGTGGAATCAATTGAAAGGTATGAAGAAGGAAGTTAATGACTACTTCGGCTTATCTTCCACTAAAGAGTTCATTTACACTATAATGGAGAGAGAAAATTATGATAGGGGTAATTACCCCTATCATAAATCAAGGGCAAATAAGGGGGATAATGCGGGTACCTGGATGCATCCACTACTTTTTATTGATTTTGCAATGTGGATAAATCCGTCTTTTAAATATGATGTTCTCAAATTTGTCTATGATGAAATGATAAAATTCCGCAATCTTGCTGGCGATGCATACCCATCCATGTGTAAAGCGGTCAGTTCTATTTTGCCAGATGACCTATTCAAACAAAAGGTTAAAGATTTGGCAAAATCCCTCAATATTATTGTTTATGGCAAACATGAATTAGAGATGCGTAATAAAATTGGTGATGAAGCTAAAATACGCGAATTGTATGAGTTGGAATTACAGATAGCTCAATGGATTGAGCTCGGATTCATTAAAGATTATAAAGGTTTGAAAGAGACCTTGAACAAAGTGTATTACAAAAAGTATCCTAATATTTTGCCGCTTTAGCATGATATACACAGACCTTGATAGAATATCCCTCCGAATATTCATAGATGTATTTTGTGGAAATTCGGACGCCGTGTGTGAAGGAGATTATAGTGAAGATGAAAAGCAGAAAGCGGCGTCCGGATTGGTTAATGAATATATGTCTATAGTTGGGAAGAAGGGAATATTGGCTGAAGTTTCTAAGAAGAATGAAATTATCAGCCTTGTGATAAAGATACAGTTGATGAACTGCTGCCGTTATCTTACTGAAGAGAAGGAGTGGTCTACGGTTTGTTTGATTCTTAATGATATGGGATATAGTCTTGATCCTAATGATCACAATAAGATATGCAGCAGGATTGAAGCTATTTTATCTAACAGTAGATTTCGGGTGGATAAGATCATGTCAGAACAATCCGAGCTCCCTAAGTCGGCTATTATGGATAGGGATTACTTTGTGAGAGAAAGAGTGGCCGTAATGCAACATTTCAATATGCACATTGATCCGGATTCATTTTCCGCAAAGGAATATGCCTATATGGTAAAGAAGATGTGTGATGATGTTGATTTGCGTCTGAAATCATTAAAAAGAAAATAATATGTATTATAAATGTGAATTGTTAGTTGATGGATACTCGTATCAGGTAACGGATAACCTGGTCAATTGGGATGACATAACCACTTCTTTTAAGAGGGGGGATTATGATGGAGTCGTAAGATCGTTCTCTACAAAGTTTGAGTTTTCTAATGCTGCATATAATTTATTAAAACGTGTATTCCGAGATAAATATCTGCAAGCATCTGCGAGTGTGGTGTTTTACACAAGAAATAATAGCTGGCTATGGAATGAAAGATTCCGGTGTTCGTTAGATTTCTCCACATTTCAAGATAATGGGAATACCATATCTATCAGTGCTGTAGATGATAGCCTAGCCGCATTGATAAAAGCTAAAAAGGGAACACAGTATGAATATGCTGTGAGCGAACTTACAGAAGGCAAATACTTGTACTATGACGGTATAAAAATGAATCAGAATGTGAACTGGTTGGTTGCCGGGAATAGCATTGAGGATTCAACGGATATATCAGTGAAGTTAGAGGCTGCATTACTAAACCAAAAATACTTTCCATTAGTGGTTGGGGCAAGTGAAACATCTATAGGTGGATATATTACATATGGAGATACCTTTCAGCAAGATGTATCTAAAAATGATAAAGACACTTTCCTTTTCAGAGCGGAAAGGAATATTACCTGTTTTTTAAATGTATCTATTTCATTTAAAGTGGCTGCAAATAAAGCTCTATCCATGCAGCTTATAAAAGTTGGTTTAGACGGCAGTGAAACGGAAATAGCGGGAACATTTGTTAATGATGAACATCCAGAAACTATTTTCTTACTTTCATATATGAATAATATAACATTACTTGAAGGAGAGTATTGCTTTATCAAATATGGATCTATTAAAGAAATGACTTTGACTATCAGGGACCCTTATATTAGTCTAAATTGGGATGCAAGAATAATACCGGTTAACATTGATATAGTTACTCCTGCCAAGCTTCTAAACCGGCTTCTTCAAAGTATAAATGGAGGGCAGGAAGGAATTACAGGAGAGATCGTTTCAGGGGTAGACAAGAGATTGGATGAATGTATGATAATTCCTGCTGAGAGTGCAAGAGGTCTGAAAAAGGCAAAATTATATTGTTCGTATACAAAGTTTGTTGATTGGATGCAGTCAGAGTTTGGCTTTGTTCCTGTGATAGGGGAAGACAAGGTTACATTTGTACATAGAAGTAGTCTGTTTTCAAAAAACATAGTAAAAGATTTCGGTGACAATATACGGTCGTTTGAATATAGCGTAAATTCTTCCTTGATTTATTCCCGGGTACGGGTCGGTTATGACAAGCAGGATTATGATAGTGTGAACGGACGTGATGAATTTCATTTCACAAATGAATATAGTACCGGAGTGACCTTGACTGATAATTCCCTTGAATTGATAAGCCCGTTTCGGGCTGACGCATACGGAATAGAGTTTTTAGTTCAGAAAAGGGGAGAGGATACTACGGATAGTGACAGCGACAATGATGTATTCTTTGTTAATGCAAGGCTTGCTTCAATAGATGGCGGATACCGTCTTATACGTAAGATAAATGGTGGGCCATCCATTTCCGGGGTAATAAGTCCCGATACAATGTTTAATGCTGTATACTCTCCACGTTATATGATAGAGGCTAACCGGAAGTTTATTGGTGCATTTACCAACACATTGGACTTTGCGTCTTCTGATGGTAACAGTGACGTTGTTATTGATGGAGTATCCGAGAAAACGGATATCCAGTTGACGGAAGGAGAGAGGCTGTTTACTGTTGGCGAGGTTTCAGTAGAGTCCGGAGATATGAACGCTCCTGATGATCTCACAGGATTAATATCTATAGAGAAGGGAGGAGAAACATATCATGGGTATATTAAAGACGGTAAGTTTAATTACGGCCGTTCTGAAGCTGCTAAATATACTTTGATAGTGGAGAGTATAAAATAAGGTGAAATCGTTCATAATTACGTTTTTAATTCATATATTTGCTACGATAACACAGGTCAAGAGGCTTGTAACCCAAATTCGGACTAAAGGACTATGATTAAGATAGGTGATATATGCCCATTGTTCTTTTCGCCAGTTAAGGACAAATATGCAATCGATGTAGATTACATTCAGAGGTTTCATACAACTGATAAAATACTCCTGCAAATATTTGCGGATGACGGAGAAGTAGCTTCAGCCTCTCTTAACGATCTTATCAAAGGAACTTCTTCCAATATCCAATTTCAGACTTATGAGGTAAATGCATCTGTTATGATGTATTATGTCGTGTTTACTTCACTTCCAGATTCAGTCTATAGTATAACTTTTGAAAGGAAAGAATCTGAGCCATTTGAAGTATGTTCCGATTCCAATATCCTGGAAGAAACCGCACTGATTCGCTATTCACACAAAGATAATAATTCTGCTTTTGATAATATCTTCTGGATAGGAGATACTCAACAGGTATTCGAATGGAGAGTGGAAGCTGGGTTTAAGCCGGCAGGATATTCCGCAAAGATAGATAATGAACAATACCGCAATCAAAGACAAGAAATAGAAGAGTTATATGCTGTTCCCTATGATTCGTATGTACTTACAATAGGAAACTCGTGTGGTGTCCCGTATTGGTTCGGAAGGCATCTTAACCGGATATTGTGTGTGTCTATGTTTGATGTGAATGGAGAGAGATATGTAAGATCTGAGAATTCTGTTCCAGAGATAAGTCAGGTTATGGAAGACAGCCAAATGTTTTTCGTGACTATTGCATTGGAACCACAGGAAAATTCTATTGCCGGTGTTGGCGGTGCTCCTGAGCAGGCGAGCAGCGCATCTATTGTCGGTTTTGTCGTAAATAACCCGAAGGAGGGGGAAATGTTGAAATATAAAGAAAGCGAAGCGGCATTCATAAATACTTCACGAATTTGACATGAAAAAGAATATAAGCAAAATACAATGGTTTGGTTCAGAAATTGAAAACGGGAAAGCAAAAGCTCCCGTCATTTCCCCTGATTCTATGTCGCATTTGGAAGGGCTTAATCAAGGAGAATTTTATATCTGTAATGCAGACGAAGATCCGGCTATATTTATACGTACCAACAGGGATAATGTAGTAGCGTTTAAGCTTGCTGCGGATGTTGACATGGAGGCTTTGAAAAAGGTTTTTCTCCGGAAAGACCAAAACGACACCACCCCCTACAAACTGACCATCCGTGGTGGCATTGAAACAGGTTGGGACCAATCTCAGGCAGAGCCTACCGCTTCTCTCTCTGAGGATGGCATATTAAACGCTGCCGCAGCTATACTGAAGGAATATATGTCTTCTCCGAAGTTTATTCCGGGATTTACAGGAGAAGGTGCCAAACTTTATAAGGACGAAGCCGGTAACTGGACTTTGGAATGTGACATCGTTACCGTCCGCAAGATGATGAAGGTATTTGAACTGATCATTCAGAAAATACGCTCAGTTAACGGTGCATTGGTGATCAGCCAGAGCAACAGTAAGGTTGTAGAGGTGACGGAAGATGGCGAGTATTACGTCCTCAACTTCGGTGACGATCAGCCAACATTTCAAGCGCATGACCTTGTTAGACACCAGGTATTTAGCGGAAACGAAGTAGAATACTATTGGGTAGAGATTGATCGTGCAGAAGGCTCTAAGGTTTGGATTCTGAAAAGTGAGTTTAATGGCGTTGTTCCTAAACAGGATGACGAATTGGTGCAAATGGGCAACACTCAGAATGTGGCCCGACAGAGCTTGATTTATTTATCTGCCGAGGAAGGCAGCCCGCAGAATGAAGGTTTGGGTGAATATTCGTCTTTGCCGGCTACTGTAGAGGATGAAACGCAGACTATTCACACTATATATGCCGGTACGGCAGATGGAAAGTATTTTAAGTCGGACTTGATAGTTGCGGCTGACTTTAGTACAGCCAGCCTTAATTTTTACAAATCAGCTTCACTCACTTCTCCCGTATGGACGAAACTAAACGCTACACCTTATGAATTTACCCTATTGCAGGATTTGTTCTACTGGAATGGCGGGTATGTCTATGTAGCTGATATTTACTCGACCGGGACATTATCGGCAATAGGATATTCTTCCGACATCAACAACTTGTTTACCGGTGCCATGGCTGTAAGCGATTTGGATGCCGGCGTTAACTTCTACACCTATGAAAAGGGAAATATGGGTTTTGACGATGATCATTTCTACATCGGCTGGCGTGGAAGTAAAAGCAGCAGGGATTATATGGTCAAGTTTGCCATAGACAAATCCGGAACTGTCACCCTGTATAAAGAGGATATGGTCTATACAAAGGCTATGCGTATCAATGGGAATTATATGTTATCTTCAGACAGACTGTCTTTGGAAGTTAGGAATCTTAAGGATTCTCAGTTCTCCGTATATGACATAGATGATACCATGACTGATGCAATCTGCTACAAATCCGCTTGCTTCCTTGTGTTTACTTCAAAGAGCTACTATTCTATTGAAAATGGAAGTATAACGAAGAAGGAATATGATTTAGGAGGTAAGACAATAGGAACTGTCTCTAACAGCGTCTTAGTTAGTGGTGTGGTGTATGCTTACACTACTAAAGGATATGTATTGACTTTTAAAGACGGTGCCCAGATAAGCACCCCGGAACTGTTTGCCGATTCAGAGCAAAACGGAGAAGCCGGCCGGATTTTCAATGACGGTAAAAATGTGATTGTCGATATATCTACGCCTAACGCTTATTTTGCTTCTGTTGTCCAGCCTGTCGCAAATGGCCATCCTGTGATCGATATATTGGATGGGGTTAATTCAAAGACATTTGAAGGGAAGCTGAAAACGAGAATAGGATATTTGGGAGGCATTACGGATACTGATTTTCCCGCAAGTTATCAACCTTCGGGATATGGTATATACTCTATCAACGCTTTCCTAAAAGGCATCTTCATCCTTCGCAACGGAAAGACCATCGAGCAGGAGTTTGAGTCAACCAACAAGGAAATAGACATCGCCAAAACCGATGCGAAAGCTGCCCAGGACAGATTAAACACCTGGGCAGATGATGGTGTAATATCCCCGACTGAAAAGACTGCGTTAAAACAGGAGATGGAGGCTTTGAAAGCGGAGAGAGATTCCATCCTTGCTAACGCGTCCCGCTATGGGATTGATACCGTTGCTTATCGGAATGCTTTCAACGATTACTATCATGTGCTTGAGACCCATTCGGCAAGTGAGCCTGAAAATATACCGGTCAGCGCTTCATTCAAGACTCTTCAACAGGCTTATTATGATCAGCAGAGGGTAATTATAGACGCTATCAACTCTGCTTCATATTCTTATGTTGGGGAAAAGGTTAAGATTGAGACTGATACGATTATGGAGGCTTTGCCCGGACAGATTACGTTGGCTGTGAAGGGTGAGGTTAGTAAGGTGAAAGTTGCTGATGTCAATTTATTAAAGGGTGCCTATACAGAGAAAGCAAATAACTCTTATAGATTTGCCGCATATAACTATGATACACCAGTTATAGACGGGAAGGGATACACTTTGACTGTATGCTACACTATTGGGAGTGGTAATACCAATATAGGTGTTTACTCTAATGCTGGTACAAATATGATAGCAAATCTCACAACTAAGGGAGAAAGAGTTGTAGAAAGCGCAAAAGTGACCATGAAAGGATATAAGCCGGGTGAAGATTTGTCTTTCTTTCAAGTTCCGAACGGAACTTTCGGTTCAAAAGTGCATTGGGCTGTTCTTACTGATGGTAACATAGGGGTAACGCAGTGGATTCCTGCTGCAAGCGAGCGAGTTGCAGGTATTAAGAACTTATGCTCTTTTAAACGTATTGTTGATGCGGGATTTACATACGCTTCAAAATATACTAATGAAGGAGAGTTGTTAATACTACCATCTTTGTTGCATAAAGAATCATTTGTAGCTAATAAGGATATGTTCGGTTTGACCTATGACTCCCAAAAAAGGTATTATGTGTTTATAGATCATTCTGTTCCATCGACTACAATTCCTAGTGGCACAAGAAGTGTCTTTTTGCGGATCGTATACACTGATGGCACAATCGAGGACATGTCGGTATTTAATGATAGCATAGAAAACAATTTCATCCTTACATCAAAGGCTATTAAGTATATATTAGGCTCTTATGGTACTTCTGTATCTACTTATTTGCGTATTGGCGTATTTGAAACCAACACTCCTGTAACCTGGAGCCCAGCTCCCGAAGATCTTAACTACATTGCTAAGACCTACACCGACTCAGAGATAAAAGTAACGAAAGGGTTAATTGAAAGCAAAGTCTCCCAAACCGATTTTGACGCTCTCGGACAGGTTGTATCCAATCAGGGCACTGAGATCTCTCAGACCAAGACGGATATTAACCTTGTATCAACGGTATCGGGCAATGCACGTTTGATAGCCCTTGCTATGAGTAAGGGTAAGATGTTGAATCGTGATCCGGAGTTTAGGAGCGGGATGAACGGCATTGGAACCTACAATAATAGTGGTAATGGTATGGTTGCAGTTGAAAGAGTGGCAGATATTAATTTGCCTAATCAATCCGGATATAAAATTAAAATTACGACGCTTGGGGCTGCAGTACCGGGTTTGGGTGGGTTTACTTTTGGAACTAAATCACGTGCAAACGCTGTATTTATTACCCGGTTTATAGCATGGGTTCCTGTTGGATATATAATTGAGTGGGCTTCAAATGCCATGGGTAACGGTGGTACATCAAAATGGCTCACCAACAATGTTGGAACCGGTGACTGGGAAGAATATGCGTGCTATGTCAAATGTGGTTCAAGTGGTACATTCGATCCTACCAATTACTTCTATTTGACAGGAGGCAATGGGAACCTTCCTGTCACCTGGTACCTTGCCTTTGCTACAGTATACGATGCCGGCTCTATTGATGACACTCCTACAAAAGATGAACTGAAGACGGGAATCACTATTAAGCCGGGTGCTATCAATATATTCGGGAAAGATATCAGTATTGCAGGCATGGTTACTTTTTCCGGCTTGTCGGCATCCGAGCAGCAAAATTTCAAGGGTAATACAGGACCACAAGGACCGCAGGGGCCTAAAGGAGATACCGGCGCTACAGGTCCTCAGGGATTGCAAGGACCCGCCGGTGCTAAAGGTCCGCAAGGAGATAGAGGTCCGCAAGGGCTTCCAGGGCCACAGGGTCCTCAGGGTGCAACTGGTCCACAAGGACCGCAAGGTCTATTGGATGAAACAGCTATGCTTTCTTTGAAAAATAGCATTGCCTCCAATATTGGGTATTCTTCCTGGCAGGATATGGTAAACCATGCTTCATCAGAACCTCGAGAGACAATAGTCGTTGGGGGATATATAAATACAGTTCTGATTGATGCTACTGCAATCGTTACCAATGCCTTAGCGGCTGGTCGAATTACAACAGGAAATATCACCGTGACTGACGGTGCCTATCTTGGCGGCTGGGAGATTAAAAACAACGCCATATATTCCCGTAACATAGCAGACGCTAAGATACAGCTTGAAATCAACGGCTATCGCTTCTTGCGTATAAATCAGTATGGAGGTGCAGCTACAGTAGGAAGTTACCCATTGATGGAGATTCGTAATGACAACCAAGACTGCCTCTCTCTGTCTACATACGGACAAGGAGGAAAGGCTTTGAGAATCATCGCAAACTCTGAGGGTGGACATGCAATACAGAGTCATGGATCTCATCTGTTTGGCCAACGTAATTCTGAGTCATGGAACGCTCCTGGTATTCTTTGCGGTGTTTATGTGTATGCTGGTGGTACTGGTAACCAATTTTGGGGAAATGGTTGTACAGTTGGTACAGTAAGTAATATATCAACCGGAAGGTACCGTATCTATCATAATTTAGGTCACACAAAATATTCGGCGATTATACAGGCCTCAGATGACAATGGATGGTGTTTTGGCATGGTAAAGAGTATTACTAGCACTTACCTTGAAGTGCATTTGGTCGATGCTAACCAAGGAGATAGAAACGTAAATTTCTACTTGTATTTAGTAGGTCGTAATGTCTGGTAAGTAAAGAGATAATTATTAAATCAAAATATATAGAGTATGAAAATAGATTTTAGAAAGATCGTGGTTAACGATATCGAAGGCAACGTCTTGATGAAAGAGGTTGAGAAGAGAGACTCTGAGGGCAACATTGTCGGGACGGAGAGAGTGATTGATTACAAAGATGTAAGCAAGGACTTAGGTAATGCTATTTACTTTAATGTGAGTGACATCAAAGATCAGGAGATCGGCAGAAAGTTATATCTTGAAGGTGAGATTGAAGTCGATGGTCCCACTGCTGCTCTGATTAAGAAATTTGCAGATCAGATTTTCTATGCTTATGTAAAGTTCCCTCTCTTCAAATTGCTGGATTCAGCTTTGAATCAAAACAAAGAATAAACTTATTATGAACTTAAAATTAAAATGTTATGAACGAAGAGATTAAAATTGTAGCTACTGGTACAACAGAAGTAAATAGCTTTGAAGGAACTTCTTTAAGTATTCCGACCGTGAAGTATTCGATCAGATATACTTCAATCAATGGTAACAAACAGTCGATATTTGTCGGTGTAACCGATAATGCAACAGAAACGGTACCGAACGCCGACGGAGATGGCACACACGAAGAGATCAGAGAGATGCAGTTGGGAGAGGTAAGATATGACCCGGTTCCAACTCCGCAGATAACTACTGTTAGTTTTATCTATACGAAGAACTTTGAATGTTATATGTCTGATATCCGTAAGATCATTGACCAGATCACCGGCGATAAGTCATAGCATAAAAAAGCCCACCTCACCTTCACAGGCAAGATAGGCTCACGCATTTATCTAGTTTTAATCTAATTATGTAATCTGATTACAAATGTAGTATTATTATTTAAAAAGACAAATATGCAAGACAAATCAATACATCAATTCTCTTCTGGTTTGTTTGCTCCTGTAGCCGGAAGTTTCGTAATGGAAGCTATAGAGCACATGATCCCATGGTTGATCACTATGTTCTTTGTGATACTGTGTGATTTGGCTACGGGATGCAGGAAGAGCTTATTGATGGGTGAGCACGTGAGGTTTAGTAGGGCTTGGCGGGCTACAATGGGTAAGATGGTTACTTATTTTAGCTTTGTAATCATGGTGGTGATGATAAACGAGGCCAGTGGTGGAAGATATAACATTGATATATTTGCTTGCTTATCTGTCTGCTTTATCGAAGGTTGCTCTATCATATCGAATATTCTTAAGCCCAAGGGATATGATTTTAATCTGATAGTAGCTATTGGGTTATTCGCTAAAAAGGTATTCAAGATAGAGAAAGAAGATTTAAAAGAGGTGATAACTAAAAAGGAGGAGGACAAAGAATGAATGATATGAAAGTTCTAATTGACAATGGACATGGCGAGAATACACCGGGAAAGTGTTCACCGGACGGAAGGTTACGTGAGTGGGCTTATTCCAGAGAGATAGCGGATATGGTCGTTTTCGGGCTGAGAAAGCATGGTGTTGACGCGGAACGCATTGTGAAGGAGGACGTGGATGTTCCATTGTCTGAGCGTTGCAAACGTGCTAATAATATTTATCGCGATTCTCAAAAGAACGCTATTCTGGTATCCATTCATTGCAATGCGGCCGGTAACGGGACAAGTTGGATGAATGCTCGGGGATGGGGTGTATATGTCAGTGATAATGCTTCTTTTAATAGCAAAAGGTTAGCTTCCTCCCTTGCGGAAGTAGCGGAAGGTAAAGATGTGACAGTACGCAAACAGACTCCGGATGTGGACTATTGGGTGCAGAACTTGGCTATTTGCCGGGATACGAACTGCCCCGCTATATTGACAGAGAACTTCTTCCAGGACAACAAGGAAGACGTGGAGTTCTTATTGTCGGCTGAGGGCAAGCGGACTGTGGCAAATATTCACATAGAAGGTATTATTAACTATTTAAATTCAAAGTAACATGGCTCTAACAGATTTAACTTTCAGCAAACAGGGTGAAGCTTATGTATCGGACCCTGTGCAACTTCAATCGGATGCAGGCCTTCATCTTGAATTTGCAAGTGAAGATAAGGAAAGAAATAACGTCGCTCTGCTTCAGAGTATGACAAATGGGAATTATGTTTCTTTCGGATCATATAACTATGTGGGTAGCACAATAGATATTGCTATTACAGGAGTGATCCCGGGCATGTATATCAAAGTGCAGTCTATCTCACAGCCTACTTTGGCTAAAATTCTTGTATCGGAATGAAAGTTTCAATCAATCAGGTAAAGATCAACCGCGTTGGCATTAACACGGCTCAGGTTAGGGGGATACGTTTGTCTTCTGCTGTTGCAAATCGTGGTCATAAGGTTGATTTTCCTTTCTCTGATTCCCTTGTGGATTATTGGAATTTTGGAGGGAAATCCAATTTTGATAAGGATAGAACAACTGTAACAGGACTGTTAGGCAACGTACTAACAGCATATAACTTTACATGGAATTTAATGTCAGGGTATGGAGGGTATAATGAAAACTATTTAAAGTACAAAAAGGCTGACAATGTGTTCGTAACAGATGATCATAGTATTACTATAATGAATTTTGTTCCGGCCAATACTTTTGTCGCTTACCAATATGATACTGATCCTATAAAAGCTACTAAAGTAAGAGTAAAGGGATTAACTTCAACGGATCAGCTTACTTATGAATATGCTCCTTCCGATGGAGGTAGTCGTGCAGTATTCCCAATTCCTGAAGATGGAGAATACGATTTACCTGAAAGTATTCAAAGTAGTTCTGGAACTGCGGGATATAATGTTGGTTTTGCAGTTAGAAATGCGTTGACTAAGAATGTAACAATTGAGCAAATTCCTCTATATGAAGGAGCTATTGTTACGGATGGTGTTGACGATTATCTAAAACTTAATAAAGTAGGGTATAAATTAGGAACTATTATTATTAGATATGACCCTATAATTATTTATGTAAGATGGAATACTGTTTTTGATTGTATGCGACATATAGATGCAAATCAAAATAGAATATTTTTAGGATATAGTACAAGTATTAATAATGTAGGAACTACTTTACAAGGAGGGAATGTAGGAGAATATCTTGTACTAAAAGGTAATAATAATAAAATTTTTAATGTTACTGAACCTTTATATTTAGGTGCTTCATATAATACTAATAATACTCCTATTGAATTTCTATCTATGGCTCTTTATAGTATTGCTATTTACGACAGAGCTCTATCTGATCAAGAAGTACAAGAAGTTATCAACTTCATCAATTACGGTACCACCAATCCGATATTTGCGCTGAACTTTGATAATTTCGCCTATAAAGCGGTTGATTATCCAGATTTTGCTACTGGCAAAGTTACAACAAATAAAATTGTTGTAGATAGCACAACTGAAACCTTTAATGGTGCTATTGCGGTAGCTATGAATCCCGAAGCAGATACCGGAGAGCCGATTGAAGTACCGTTTTACAAAATAAAAGTCACAGGACTTAATCAGTATAGCGTTGGTGAAGGTAATTGGGCAGTTGGATTAATGGGAATGATGATTGATTCAACTAAAGACCCTTGGACTTATCCTATATCTAAAGATGGAGTTTACGATATACCGGCAATTTCATTGAGTGATGGGATTTATAATTTAGGAATAATGGCTCAAATCGCAATCGACAAGCCTATTGAGATAGAAGTCCTCTACGATAAGAATGTCACAAAGAGCTTTCCGGAGAACAAACAAATATTCCCTTAAAGTTAATAAGAAAGTTATGAAATACGTAATTGTAACAGTAGAATGGTGTCTGGATCACGGTATAATCGTTCCGGCACAGGCGAGAAGATCAGTTGACGGATTGAAAGTGATCCTGCATGAAGAGTATATTGATCCGGTGTTGAGAGATCGGGATAAGCTGACCGCATACCGGCATGATTCGTCCGAGCTAAGGAGTATATTGAGCGGTCCTGAGTGGACGGTTCCACAAGAGGGGGTATTATGAAGCGGTTGATATTTGTCGTTTTGCTAGTGTCGGCAATGTGTTTCACCGGATGTAGGACTACTCAATACGTACCGGTTGAAACCATTAAGACCGAGTATAAGACCCGTGACAGTATCCGTATTGACAGCGTGTACCGCCGTGACAGCATTTATGTAATAGACAGGGGTGATACAGTGTACACATACAAGGATCGGTATCTATATAAGTATTTATATCTTAATCGTATTGATACTGTGATTAAGACGGACAGTATTCAGATACCTTATCCGGTTGAAAAGGCGTTGACCAGATGGCAGAAGGCAAAGATAGAACTTGGCGGATGGGCATTTGGCGGCTTGATATGTATCGCTCTTATTTTATTGTATATCTGCATTAAAAGGAAAGGAGGATAATATGAAATAATATTCTGATTTGCCGGTGGTAGAAGGCCGGCATAGGAAACACCATTAACAAACGCATTCTTTAGGGGCAAAGAAGTAAAAGAAAGCCTCACTACCCGTCATACGACTACCAATCAGAAACGGGCAAACATCGTCGGAACACTGTTAGGAGGCTTTCAAAGTTAAATAACAGTGCCTTCGATGTTTTGTTTTATAATCTAATATGTTCTTTAGCATGAAAATTGTTGATATGTATCAAAAGGTAGTAGCGGTAGTCTGTCAGACGACGGGAATAGACGAATATTCAATGTTTCATAGTAACAAAGAGGTCTGTGTTGATGCCCGATCAATACTTGTAAATGTGCTCACAGAAAGGGGAATAACAGAAGGAGAAATATCATACCTTACCGGGCTAACTCAACAGTGCGTTAATAAACTCAAGAATAACTTTTCTATCCGCACCCGTAAATGGAGTGTCACAACAAATCTACAATCAGTTTACAACGAGCTTACAACGATATAATTTAAGTACAACGGATTTATCGTGTTCTTTGTGATGCGGTTAATATTGACCGTGTTATAATTGTATAATTAAATATGAGTGAAACAAAGACTTACGTATTCCCGGAAAGCGGGAGTGGTGGAGGAGGCAGTATGCTTGGTATGCTTGCCCCCTTATTGCAGAAAAACGGTCTTGACCCCAATTTGTTGCTTGCAATGAATAATCGTGGCGGTATGTTTGGTGGTGATGGCTCTTCTTTCCTTTGGATAATCTTCCTGTTCTTCCTGTTCCCATTGTTTGGACGCAATGGCTGGGGAAATAATGGAGATGGCGGAAACGGTGGCGGATTTGCTGGAGCCGGTATCCCTAACTTAATTAATAACGATGCAGGAAGGGAGTTACTTATGAGTGCAATTCAGGGGAACGGACAGGCAATCAACAATCTGGCTACTAATTTAAACTGTTCAATCGGTCAGGTTCAGAATGCTATCAATGGGGTGATGTCACAGGTGCAACAGGTAGGAAATCAGGTTGGTCAAAGCTCAATGCAGATTATCAATGCTATCCAGCAGGGTAACTGTCAGATCGCTCAACAGATTGCTTCATGCTGCTGCGAAAACCGTCTGGCGATCTGTCAGCAAACGAACACATTGCAAAATGCCATTAACGGTGTTGCGACTGGTCAGGAAAGAGGCTTTGCTTCTGTTGCATATGAAACTCAACGTCAGACTTGTGATCTGCAAAATTCCATCAAGGATAGCACACAACAGATTCTTGCCGGCCAGCGTGCGGCTGAAATGCGCGAAATGCAGAACAAGATTGATAAACTTCGTGAGGAGAATAGCACATTTAAGAGTTCTGCCATGACCTCTCAGATCGTCGGACAGGCAACGGCTCCTCTTGGTGCAGCTTTAAATGATTTGAGTGCTCGTCTTGCAAAAATCGAATGTAATCAGCCGGAAGTAGCGAAGGTGCCTTATAGTCCGGTTGTAGGGATTCCTTCTTGCGTTGCAGCTCAGTATGGTCTTTACAATGGTATTGGAGCATGGGGCAATTTTAATGGTTGGGGATAAAAGGAAGGAGGCATTATATGGCATTCATTAGTCCTTTTATCATGGCAAATAAGAATGGTATTCCAAGATTGGAGAGTACAGGGGTTACCGTAGGTACTACCAACGTACGTTTCTCTTTCCGGAATCATCCGTTCCTTTCTGCTCCATTTAGCGGATTGATTCTGTTCCGTTTGGCACAGCCGATCCCTTCCGGTACTACCGGTACATTACCGGTAGTTTTTGATACCAACGGTGCTACTCAGGCACTGACTACGATCGCCGGTGCAGATGTTACTGCTTCGGATATTACCGGTACCGGAATTTATCTGTGCTACTACGAATCAGGTAGCAACACATTGCAAATTCTTACCGGGGTAGTTTAAAACAATGGGCGGGAGTAATCCCGCTCCTTAAAGAGTTTATTGATTATGCCTTTTCAGAATCTAAGAGTAAATAGTGAGTTTTTCATTTTGCATAGGGATGGTACTCCATATATAGAGGTCGGCTCCGTTTCTGGAGTGTCTAATCCTGTTCCTGAGTTTATGCAGCAACCCCTTCCTTATGGACAACCTCCTAAGATGGTGGTTGATATAACTATCAAGGTAGGTGAACAGACTGTTACCTTTCAAAAAATACCTGCCATGTCTGATATTGCTGATGCAAATTTTCCAGGTGGAGGTAATATGGTAATATCCGGTTCAAGAGAATCTATGAATGCGGAAGTGGCGGCTATGCGAAATCGTTCTTCTGAGATATTAGGAAGTGTCGAGCATCATAAGTCTGTGATGGAATCATGTGATAAAATGCTCCAGGTACTTAACCCAGAATTTGCAGAAAGACAAAAGCAGGAAGCGGAGAACAAAGCGCTTCGGCAAGAACTTAGCGAATTGAAAGCTATGATGGCTGATTTCTTTAAGTCCTCTGAGAAGGCTGCAAGTAGTAACAATTCTAAAAAATAACAAGTATGATGATGATTGAAATTTCCGAAAGCAAGGTCGAGAAAATGTCCGACTACGCTGAAAAGATGCTTCGCTACGGTGGTAAGCTCATGCAATGCATAGAAGAGCTTTCCGAGGGTGAGGGCATGGGTGAACGCTGGGATGAAGATCGTAGATATGATGACGATCGCTATTTTGACGAAGAAACCATGGGTGAACGCGGTGGTTATGGCCGAGGTGGTAATTCTAATCGTGGTGGTATGGGTGAAAGACGTGGTGTACGGGGTACCGGACGCTATTCACGCTATCGCTAATGTTTAATTAGGGAGTAGTTTATCTGCTCCCTATAACCTTATTAAGTCATGAAAAGAGAACCTCTGGATATAAGAGATAGAAGACCGGAAGAAATGGAAGTATATCTTTCGCATTTTGGATGGCATTTCAACAAGAAAATGTGTGAATTTGCTGTTTCTTTAATGGAATGGAAGGGTCAGAACGGAGAAAAAGAAAAACTGCCTGCGATGTCTAAGGACGAGGTGGACGCACTGTTAACTAAATACGGTGTAACTCTTAAAAATAAGATCGGTTATGACTACGTATATGTAGCTAATATGTGCAAAGCCGATTTTCTTAAATCATCTGTTCCGAACGAACAGTATCAAGCATTGTATGTAAAAGACACGATTGATGATCCTGACGCACCTGATGGAACAACGATGCGAAGATGGTATGTTACAATGATTGCGGCTGGAATACCTATAGAGTGGGACGAAATGCTTTGATAAATGATAAGGCAACGGTTTATACTATCCAAATATGACTGGAACTGCATGGTGTATTACGCAGTAGATACGTATTACACGGAAGAAATATTGGATTATATGCACTCTATCGGCTGCGACGGTAATATGCTCCGTACTGCGTACGATAACATAAACTCCGGCAACCTGAATACCGGAGTTACTTACTCTAATTTCGGCACCCGGGAAACAGTAATGGTTATTGCCCTTACTTCGTCCCCAAAGGAGTTTGCTAAATCATGGAGGCACGAATGTGGACACATGGCTACCCATATATGTCAGGCCATCGGCATAGATCCGTACGGTGAAGAAATACAGTATATCGGTGATGATATTGTTGAAAAGACGTGGGAATATGCAAAGTCATTATTATGTGAGTGTGATTGCTGTAAAAACAAGGTCAAACATTTAATACGTTAATTCATGAAAAATAAAGAAATTAAGAAAGCATTGAAGAGCGATACTCCTATTAATAGTATGTATGCTCTTATTCCGGGTGGCAGGATGGGCGCTTTCAAAAAGTTTGCTGCCCGTTTTGGTTTTACTGAAGAACGGATAAAATCAGTTCTTGACAATGAAAAACGATAAGCTGGACATATTGTTGGAACAAGTCGATGATCGGTACCATTCCGATTTTTGTAGACTTCTGTTGGTTATGTTATGGAACGTTTAGAAGAAATCTTTGACCGTATTATATCTACATTGATCGATATCGTCGATTCTGACATTCCGTATTGCGCTTTCTGTGCGATATTGGCGAGGGTGTATTGGATGTTGTGAAAATGTTCTATTTTTCATGTGGTAAAATTATAATCCCCGTAATTTTTCTGACTAATTACTTGATTTTAGTTCTGTTTTTCATCTTATGAGATAAAATAGGCCTTTTTGATTATTCTCAATGTATATTTGACATTTCTGAAATTATTTATATTTTTGTAATGGCGATACAGTTTGAGGAAACGCATGAAAATATTAAGTATTTCCATAGAGTTGGGAATATGTAAACAGTGCCGAAAGATCCTCAAGCGTTCGGTACTGTTTTTTTATATTCCCATGTGTGAAGGGGCACATTACGAAAATTGTATGAATGATATTCAGATTTTCAAAAATGAGCAATTTGGCGAAGTCCGAATTGTAATGAACGAAAGTAATGATCCTTTGTTTTGTGCAAAGGATGTAGCGACTGCATTGGGCTATTCTGATACAGCTGATGCAATACAAAGGCATTGCAAATCAGGCAAAAAGGTGTTTTACCCACATGGCAATGGAATTGGTGGTACTAATATGGTATATATTCCAGAAAAGGATGTATATCGGCTTATAATGAGAAGTAACCTCCCTAATGCTGAACAGTTTCAAGACTGGGTGTGTGATGAGGTATTACCTTCAATACGTAAGCATGGTATCTTTGCGACCTCTGACTTTATAGAAGAGGCCCTAAATAATCCTGATGCCATGATAGCGGCTCTCACGAAATTGAAACAAGAACGGTCAGCACGCATTGAAGCAGAGAAGCAGGTAGCTGTTCTTACTCATGTAAATAAAACCTATACATGTACGGAAGTTGCCAAAGAATTGGGACTTAAATCGGCAATTGAACTTAATAACCGTTTAAAGGAACTTGGTGTGCAATACAAAGTTAATCAGACGTGGGTGCCATATACTAAATACGCTACTCTTGGCTGGTTTGATATAAAGCAAGAGGTTGCTGACAATGGCCATATTATCTACCATAGAAAGATTACCGGAATAGGGAGACAAGGTATCATCAATCTTATTAATCCTTAGTTCTTCAAAATATTGGCAGCTGTTGACACACTGTTTCAACATATTGTTTTTTCTTTGTTCGTAAGTCTTTGTATAATAGAGTGTTATTGTTAATTATCTTACTCCCAAACAGGGAGAGGGCAGCAGCACCTCAAATGTGCAGCAGAGCTTGTCGGCGAATATGAAAGTAAAGGTGAAGATGCGTCAGGCGGATGTGCCTGCCGGATTGTCTAACTTACTACATCTGACGGCAAGCAACATGCAAGTAGAAGAGACTGAAACTGAAGAAATAACGGAAGGAGGAAAGAAATGAATAATGTAGCAGAACATGCCCGTGAACAGAAAGCCGGGATGAAGTGTCCGCAATGCGGAACGTTTATTGAAACATCGATTTTTGAGTTGTTGACATCCAATGCCTTGCAATGTCCATCCTGTCACTTGCGTCTGAACATAGACCGTATGAAATCAAAACCGGCTTTTGACGCATTACGGAAAGTGCAGAATGCACAAGAGAATCTGGAGAGAAAGAGCAAATTCAACGGCTAAGTGGGACTATGAAATTAACTTTTTTCAAACGGGTGGGGGAGAAGATCCGCCATCCGTTCCGAAAGGAAAATACGGAAACTGTTGTAGTTTCGGAAGCCGTTCCTCAGCTGGAAGTGGATAATGCAGCTGAAATAACGATAAATGAACCTTCCGTTGCGATGTCGGCAGTCAAATGTGCGGAACAGGCACGCTATTTTCTGTTGAAAGATAACAAACTGGTCGGTAAGCCTCTCAGTAGTTATCATCCCGAAATACGGATTATCCATGTCGATAGTTTTGTAAATGCCTTTTTGTTTTTCTTGCGTATGTGCGATCAGCGTTTGCTGACTTATCGCCAGACAAGAGAGCACTTGCATTGCACTGCTGTTTTTCCGGACGAAAGCGGAAATTTGTATTTTACTAACAAGGTGACTTGTCGTAACAAGGAAAATACAGTTGCGGTCTTAAAGATTGACTATATGGGTCTTAAACCCAGGATTAGTGAAATAAGATTTGAATTAAACATTAAAAAATAAAAGAGTATGAATCCTATATTAAATAAAATGGGCGCAAACGCCAATGAACAAAAAAAACTCCTGATGGAGTGTGCGGCAATGCTGGAAAAGTACGTGAACAGATTTCCGGCAGAAAAGGGATGTGCTTCATTCTCAGGTGAAGACATGAAATTATGGAAAGAAGTTTATTATCCCAAACTTGTCCAGACGGACATTCTGCCGGACGGAAAATTCTTTAGTGGTACTTCATCGGGAAGTAGCGGTATTGGTACAGACGGTTATTTTACCGGTTATGAATTCTTCCAGTTTATATATCGTACCTATAAGTCGCTTTATGAGCTGGAAAAGGCAGGACAGATGAGATGATAAATAAAAACTAATTGGAATATGAAAACGATTAAATTGGATTATGAAGGCGAAGAAGCTCTCTTGTTGTGTCAGGGGCTGAAACGCAATGGCTATTCAGTAAATGAAAGCCGGATTTTCACACAAGAAATGAAAGAATCGGTTGTTGATTTTCAACAGAAAAGCCAACTGGATGCTGATGGAATCGTGGGATACCGTACCTGGGAATCCCTGTTTTTTACAGGACGTCCCACTACCGAACGTTTGACTGAAGAAGATTTTATTCTTGTGGCCCGGTTGCTCGATGTGGAAGTGGCTGCTTTAAAAGCGGTACAGCAAGTAGAAACAGGAGGGAGAGGAGGATTTTTTGCTCCCGGTAAGCCCGCCATCCTTTTCGAAGGTCATATTTTCTGGAATCAATTGAAAAAGCGGAATATCAATCCTGAATCGCATGTGAAGGGGAATGAAAACATTCTCTATCCCAAATGGGAGAAGGGACATTATAAAGGCGGTATGGGTGAATACGATCGTTTGGAACAAGCCCGTAAGATCAATCATGAAGCAGCGGATGCTTCTGCCAGCTGGGGGATGTTCCAGATTATGGGTTTCAACTATGCAGCCTGTGGAGAGAAGAGTGTCGACAGCTTTGTAAAAGCTATGTGTATGAGTGAATGTCGACAATTGGTGCTGTCCGCCCGCTTTATCAAACAATCCGGAATGCTTTCCGCTTTGCAAGCCAAAGACTGGGCAGAGTTTGCCAAACGTTATAATGGTCCTGCTTATGAGCAGAATCAATATGATAAAAAATTAGCAGCGGCTTACCAGAAATTTTCGTAG